CGTACCAGTTTGCGTTGCTAGCTGTAGCAAAACCATTTATTGTATTGCTCGTATAAGACATATAATTACCAGCGACCAAATAACCGCTAGTCGTTGAGCCTAATTGAATCAAAATATTTCCATTTGCTACAGATGTTCCACCATTTACTGTGATGAAGTAGTTATCATAAGTTGAACTGAAAGCACTTGTAACTGCAACGGTTGTTACTGACGTGCCAATGGTTTGAGTTTTAACTAAAGTTAATGCGCCTGAAGCCGCCGCCCATTTAAGACCAGTAGCCGCAGTTGAATCAGCGGTTAAGACCTGACCATTCGTGCCTACTGCTAAACGCGCTGGAGTATCTGCAGCAGTTGCAGCAATAATATCGCCTTTAGCATCTACGATTGCATTTTGAATTGCATTTGAGTCATCTTGAGCGACCCAAGTGAAGTCCATATCGGCATTTGTAGCCTTTGACAATACTTGTCCGGTAGTGCCACCTTTAAGATCAGCCATAGAAGTGTCAACAGCTTGACCAAAAACTGCAAAATCTGCTGGTAAATCGGTGACGAGATCAGTGGCAGTGGGCATGACCCAGCCAAAGTTTGTTGTTGGATTAGCCATATTTTTTCTCCTCTTCAGGCCACAACTAGCGCGTGTTCCCAATCAAGTGTGCCAGAAATTGTATTCCAAGTCTCCGACACACTGACGTCTTGCCATTGCATTGCCTGCAAAGAAAACGCCAAAGGTGTCATGGACAAGGTAACGGCTAATTCATTGTAAGAGGCTCTGAATGTCCAGCCTTCTACAAAGCCCAAGAAGTTACCGGCGGCCATGTTAGGCGGCAAATCGGCCAGCGATATTGGTTGACCCATAAACACGTTGATCAGGCTATCTCGATCGCCATTGTCTAACTCTGGATTTGTAAGCGCAAAGGTAATCTGGTCAAAAATTGGCCTTGGATAAGCTCGCAGCGACAGGTAAAAAGCTGCCTGAGCTGTTGCGTCCGCCAGATGTTTTATGGTTGTGTTGATAATTTGCGCAAGTCTGCCATATAAAGAAATTGAGGCTGGGTCTGTGTTGCTGACTTCACTGCCGCTGCTGACGCCATATTTAATGGTTACGTCATTGCGCAGATCGCCAGCCCTAGTTTTAATTGTTATACCTCGACCCAGAGCTTGATTGGCAGATAAATCTGTGTAACCGTTAGCAGCTAAGTAAATGGATCTGTGAGTTGAGTCCGCATAGCCAATTTGACCGTTGGCGTTCTCATAGATGTAGCCAAGGCCAGAAGTTGCCAACGCTGCCACTAAGTCATAAACCACTGTTGTAGATGATGAACGCTGAGCCAATTCATAATTGCCCGGTGTGTCAATTTCGCCTAGGCCAGTATTTTCTGCCGTTGCCCAAGTTACCGTTGGATCATAATTTTGCCATTGGAGAGCTGCTGGCACTTCATTCCAACTGTTAATCAGCAAATTGCTCAAAATGGTCAAGATTTGATCGCCGTCAAAATCTTGCGTTAAAACTCCGTCCGTAAGCGCCTTTTGAAGCCTTGCCAAAGCGCCCAAGGCAGTAATTGTCACCTCTTGCGTGTAAGCGGTTGAGCCGACCTCTGAGACGGTAATAGAGACGTCCACAATCGAGCCGCCAAAAATAGGCACATAAACGGCAGAAGTGTCTTGGACTTCAACTGTTAAAGCGTCGTTGATTTCATATTCAATCGGTGTCTGGTCAAAGACAATCAACGTGATTGAGCAATAACCAGCTTGAGCCTGTTCATAGATATTTGTGCGCCCTGAAGTAATGTTTAGGCTGGCCAAAACTGAGTCTGTGACGTCTGTACCAGCAACCTTAACTCGCCAAACTGGCGACCACTGTGTCAACCGCTTGCTCCTATTAACGCACCTGCGCCGCCTGTACCGCGAAAGTATGAGTCATTTAGGACGTTGACGATTGTTCGAGCTGTACCTTCTGCGTCGATCGCGCCATTTACTGTGACATTTATGCCGCTGTTGTTGCCGCCACTAGCTGCCTCAGCTCGTCTGATAGCTGCCGCTGGTGTCAAAGCTGTGCTAAAAGGTGTCGCGGCCATAGCTGCACCAGCAGCCGCCGCGCTTACGCCGCCGCCAGTTGATGTTGAACCAGATTTGGCGGATACGGTTGGCACACTAATTGTTGGCACACTGCTAGTTGCTGACACGCTTGGCACTGAGACCGTTGGAATGTTTATAGTCGGCGCTGATATTTGTGAAACGTTAGGCAAGAATGGCACTGAGTTGTAAAGTCGAATAAGTGCGTTGATACCTGAGACAGCGCCAGCGATTAAATTATTAAGGCCGCCAATTACTGCACCAATTACGTTTATCACTCCGCCAGCAATTTGACCGACAACCTTGAAGGCTGTGCCTAATACGTTGACTAATACCGGCACGACGTACTTTTGAATAAAGTCAATAAATGTTGTGAATTCTGCTTTGTTGTCTTTGATTGCGTCTGTGATTGGTTTAAAGAAGTCTGCAAATTTGCCTAAGGCTGGAACAACTTTGTTGACAATAAACTCAACCAAAGCTTGAATGATTGGTAGCAATCGCGCGCCGATTGACTCTTTGGCTTCCTCGAATGTCACTTTGAGAATTTCAAGCCGTCCAGCAAATGTCTTTGAGTTAGCCGCTGCCGCCCCACCAAATAAATCTGAAAGCTTGCCCTGGACTTCTGTAAATGACATTGCCTTCAATTCGGCTGCTGATAGCCCAATGCCTAATTTGCCAAGAGCTGCTGTGTTGCCGTCATAGGCTTTGCCTAGACTATTTGCGACCGAGTCCAGCCCCTTGCCTGTCGCTTGGCTTATGTCTAGCGCAAGACTTAATAGATCCTGCGCCTTTGTAACGTCTCCTGTTGACAAAGCAAGGCGAGATAAAGCTGGACGCAGTTTGTCGTCTGCAACGCCTGTGGCCAATGATGTTTTAAGGATCTGCTTTTCAACAGAGGCAATCATGTCATTTGTTGCACCTGTGGCATTTTTCAAAGATGTGGCAAGTCTGATCTGTGCAGCTTCGTCCTCGATCGCGGCCTTAACTCCGTCAACTGCAAGCTTTACTGCGTACGCACCAGCAGCAGCGGCAGCGGCCGCAAAAGCAACGCCAGCCTTTTTGCTAAATTCGCCAAGCTTGTTGCTTGATCCTTCTACGTCAGCATTTGCACTGTTTAAGGATTTTTTGAGTTGGTCAACGTCAGCAAGTATCGACAGCTTTAGCGTTCTACTTTGCGCAACCATTTACCACTCCTTTAAAATTTCCTTGAATGAAGTTTCCCATTTTGCAATAATTTCTGGCTGCAACGCGCGCATAGTTGGATAAATAAACCAACCTTTAGAACCTCGACCTTTTGGCCCTAGCCCTGACCATTTTGGAAACTGTTTAAATGTGTTAGATCCAAACTCTTCTCCGCCCCAAAGATCGCGAGTTGTACCGCCGCCAGAAAACTTTTGAGAAGCAAAGCCGTAACTAATCTCGCCAATTTTGCTTGACTTGCTGACTTTAGAACCTTGAGCAATTCTTGAAGCAACCGCTCCACGCGCGCCAGCAGCTTCAAAAATGTTTCGTTGGACAAAGTCTGCCAACGCGCCTGACTCTCTTCTTGCTTGAGCTGTGGCTTCCTCGTCCATAGCTTTAAAAGCGCCTAAGACGCGTCGCAGATCCGCCTTGTCGTAAGCAATCTCAACGCTGTCGGTCATTTTGTTGCTTCTCCAATATCTCAAGAGCTGTGTATATCTGCTCCGCCGTCTGCCATTCGCTCATTGGAATTCCAGTTGCCAAGGCCAGATCAACCAGTATGCGATTTACGCTTCCGGCGGCGTAGCTTTTGGGAGAACCTCACCGACCGTCACGTCGGCAACTGTTTCGCACCAAATCTCAAAGCCCTTTATTGGCTTGCCACCAGCTTCGCGCTTCATTGCATGCCACGCAAGAAACAGCAGATCGGCAATGCCAATCTTGTCTTGTGCTTGTGAAATTGTCTGACCTGTCTTGTTCTCCCACTTTGCCCACTCTGGCGGTTGCGCGGTATATGTACCGAACTCGCCTGATGTGTACTCGATCGTAATTGGCAGTTTCATTGTTATTTGCTCCCGTTTCTCTTTCGATTAGCTGATTGTTAAAACTGGCGTTGAGGCACAAAGCATTGCCCATGAATCGGTCTGTGCGTCTGGTGCAGTGCCGCCAGCTGTAGGTGCTACTGGAAACGCTGTACCGGCAAAGCTTGCACCTGTTGCAGTGACTAGCGTAAAGGCTAGGGCTGTGTTTGGCGCAGATGTAAAGGCTGTCCACATTGCTTCGAACAATGATGAAGTTGCGCCCCAATCTGCAAGCAATTCCATGTTTAGAGTCCACTGATCGTCAATGTGCTTGTAAGCCTTGCCGTCTAGTGTTTGATATGTAGTAATAACAGGCGCATTGACCAAAGTTACTGACGTGGTTTGTGCGTCATAGTTAACGGTCGCAAGT